GCCTGTATTTGGAGCGACTAAAAGACGAAGTAAAACAATTTAAACAAGGATAAGGGGTAAAAATTGCCACATATCTTAAAACGAAATGTAAACGAGAGATGCAACTGACGAGTTGAACGTAACCTGCCGTGCATTGGCTGCGGCTCTCATCGTAGGGAGATAGGTTAGCCTTCCGAGAAAAAAGGCTTTTTTAAACTAAACAACAAAAAAATGGAAATTTGGAAAGATATTACAGGATTTGAAAGTGTATACCAAGTAAGTAATTTAGGTAATGTAAAAAGCCTACATTCAAATCAAGCTAAAAAATTGAAGCCAATTAATCACGGCGATGGTTATTTATCCGTTACGCTTTATAATAATGGATTTAGAAAGGTAAAATTAATACACCATTTGGTAGCTGAAGCATTTTTAAACCACGCATCTAATGGATTTAAGTTAGTAATTGACCACATAAATGACAATCCAAGCGATAATAGATTAGAAAACCTGCAAATAGTTACGCATAGATTTAATGTTTGCAAAACTCAAAATAAATATGCGAGTAAATTCAAAGGCGCATATAAGTCTGGGAATAAATGGAAATCGCAAATAGTTATAAACGGCAAAACAATTTACTTGGGTACGTTTGACTGCGAATTAAAAGCGCACCAAGCATATCAATTAAAACTAAACACAATACAATGAAAATAGAAATAACACACTACGGACACAAAGCCAGCTACGAGTTCGACCACGAGGATGTAGAGCTTGATGACTTGATTTATCACATTGAGCAGTTGATTCGGTTAACTGGCTATTCAATCAATGGAACATTACAAATAGTAAACGAGGAAGAATGAATTACGAAAACTACTACCGACTATTACACCTGTTAGCAGGGATAACAATTGGATATTTAATTTTTACACTATGAAAAAACGAAACGAAGAAAGAGAATACTACGCTGCATTAGGTACAATGATACTCATTACCGTAATCAGCATTACATTAATTATAGCATTTATCAGTAACATATAAACCCAACATAATGGAAAACAAAACAAACACAGGAGCAATCTTTAAAAACGACAAAAAGACGAGCGACAAACAACCTGACTACAAAGGAAAGGTAAACGTAAACGGCAAGGAGATGGAAGTAGCTCTTTGGGTAAAGCAAGGTAAGAACGGAAGTTTCTTCTCAGCATCATTTAGCGAGCCTTATGTAGCACCAGAACGCGCGCCAATTGGAGATAGTATTGACGATGACCTACCTTTCTGATATGTACATAAACGATGAAGACCTACGGAAGCAGATACATAAACTCCTACTTACCCGAACACGAAACCAAATCGTAGAGGACATAAAGTTATTAGGATACAAGATGCACCACTTCCAAGTAAACAACTTTCTCAACGGTAAAGACGTAACCTTATCAACACTACACAAGTTAGATAAGTATGTAAGCCGAGAGATTTATTTAAACGGATTAGAGCCACTGTAACAGGTGGCTTTTTTTGTAGGCAACTTGTTAGATTAAAATATAGTCATATATTTGTTTAGAAATTAACCAATGAACGCACTAAGTATCTTATCAAAGCATCACAAGGAATGGCTTAACATAGTCCGTTTATTTGGTGACAACGAGTTCGCAGAAGACATCGTACAAGATGTGTACCTGAAAGTACATCAGTACAATTACTACGAAAAAATACTAATAGACGGAGAACCCAACAGAGCTTTGATGTGGATACTACTAAGAAACACAACCTACAAAGCCAACAAAACTGCATCTAATGACTTATCTATTGAGGTGGTAAGGGATTTAGCACAGGATGAGTTAGAGCTACTCAAACACGAATCATTGGAGAATATTTACGACAGAGTAGAAAACGAGATTAGTAGTTGGGATTGGTACGACCAAAAGCTATTTAGGATATATAAAGACGAAAGAAAGCCAATGCGCCAAATATCAGAAGAGACTGGTATCAGTTTAAAGTCTATCTTCCTAACTATAAAATCTTGCAAAGAAAGAATCCGCCAATCGGTAGGCGATGATTATACCGATTTTTTAAACGAAGAATTTGAATTAATTTAATATGGCAAAAAGAAAAGCAAAAGGTTTAGGTGACACAATCGAACAAATCACGGAAGCCACAGGAATCAAAAAGTTAGTAGAGTTTGTAGCAGGTGAAGACTGCGGATGTGAAGAGCGTAAGAAGAAGCTCAACGAGTTATTCCCGTACAGAAACACGAACTGCTTAACGGAAGAAGAATACCAATGGTTAACTGAAACCAACGTACTCACTCAGGAAACATTCAAACCAAGCGAGCAAACTAAACTCATCGCAATTTACAACCGTGTCTTTAACTTACGTCAAGAGCCTACTTCTTGTGCTTCTTGTTTCCGTGAGATTGTATTGAAGATGCAAAAGGTATTTGAAGAGTACAAAGGATGAGATACTACATATTAGACTATGGCAAAGATTTGATTGAGTATGCCCACTCTTTATCCGAGAGGATACGAAAAGACGGACACCACTTAATCGAATACTTTACAGATGCCGATGGTTTAATGTGCTTAGAAGAAATAACAGAAGACGAATTTTTAGACCACTTTAAAAAAATAAAAGATGCCTATACCGACTCCACTACCAAAGGAGCAGAATAACGAGTTTATTCAAAGATGTATGATGGATGACACGATGTCAAGAGAGTACAGAGACATTGACCAACGCTACGCAATATGCAGAGAACAACTAACAAAACACGAACTAACAAATGGCAAAAATAGGAAGACCAAGAATACTAAATAGTCCTGAAGAACTATACGAACTATTCGAAAGATACAAGAGAGAAGTAAAAGCCAACCCAAGAATCAAAAGCGTATTTGGAGGTAAGGAATTTGAAGAACGTGCAGAGCCACTCGAAAGACCTCTAACACTCGAAGGATTTGAGCTTTTTTGCTACGAACAAGTGGGAGTTGTAGAACAATATTTTAAGAATGCGGATAAAAGATACGATGAGTATATACCCGTCTGCACGCGTATAAGAAAAGCCATACGTCAAGACCAAATAGAAGGTGGTATGTGCGGTCAGTACAACCCTTCCATCACTCAACGATTAAACGGACTAACTGAGCGAGTAGAAAACACAGTAGTCACAGAGCAACCGCTATTTAATTTTAATGTTTCAGGTAACAACGGCAATACGGAAAATCTATAGTCTCGAAAAGAGGGTTAAGATAATTCAAGGTGGTACATCAGCAGGAAAGACGTTTGGAATCCTGCCTGTGTTAATTGACAAGTGCGCTCGTGAAAAAGGCTTAGAGGTTTCGGTAGTTGCTGAGACCATTCCGCATTTGAGAAGAGGTGCGCTAAAAGACTTTCTGAAGATTATGCGTTGGACTGGTAGGTATGTTGAGGATAGATTCAATGCAACCCTACTTAGATACGAATTTGCCAACGGCAGCACAATGGAGTTCTTCTCTGCTGATAACGCATCTAAACTTCGAGGAGCAAGGAGAGACGTCCTGTACATAAACGAGTGTAACAACGTAACCTTTGATGCTTACTTAGAACTTTCCATCCGTACCAAGAAAGAGATTTACTTAGACTTCAACCCTGCAAATGAGTTTTGGGTTCACACCGAACTAAAAGACGAACCCGACGCAGACTTTATTATCCTTACCTACAAAGATAACGAGGCGTTAGATGAGAGTATTGTCCGTCAAATAGAGAAGAATCGAGATAAAGCAGCTACGTCTAACTATTGGGCAAATTGGTGGCGTGTGTATGGTCTTGGTGAGGTGGGTATGCTCGAAGGTGTGATATTCGATAATTGGAAAGAGATAGACAAGCTACCTGATGATGCAAGATTGGTAGGCATAGGACTTGACTTCGGTTATACGAATGACCCGACTGCTGCGATAGAGGTGTATAATTGGAACGGCAAGCGAATAGTAAACGAAATTGTTTACCGCACTGGTATGCTGAACTCGGACATTGCTAAGGTGCTTCCGTCTGCCGTTACTATTTACGCTGATTCCTCAGAGCCTAAATCTATTGATGAGATACGAAGGTTCGGAAAGACGATTAAAGGCGTTACAAAGGGCAAGGATTCAATTAAGTACGGGATTGATGTAATGCAACGACAGGAGTATTTGGTTACAAAGCAAAGCACGAATCTAATCAAGGAACTTAGAAGCTATTGTTGGGACGTAGATAAACACGGAGTAAGGCTAAATAACCCTGCAGGAGGCAACGACCACGCTATAGATGCACTTAGATACCACGAGATGGAGAATCTCGGCTTAAATTCAAACTATGGACAATACGCAATCCGATGAGTTGCCTAAAATGAAAGCAATAGTAGAGGAATATATCTACAAACGAACTGGTAAAAAGGTACATATTGTCTTTAACGATGTGTTCAGTATGCGTAAACATTCTCAAATGTTAGCACAAGCATACTCTTATGTCCTTGCTCAAGAATACAAAAACGATTAATTGACTTATAACAATATGGAAATCCAAGTAAAAGTACCTACCTCACTAAATGAAATCCCACTTAAACACTATGTGGACTTTCTAAACGTGCAGAAAGGTTCTAACGATGAGGAATTTATTGCTCAAAAAATGATTGAGATTTTCTGTGGTATCCGTTTAGCTGACGTTGCTAAGATTAAACTTACTTCGCTCAATGAAATGGTGCTACATTTTACAAACCTATTCTCTGCAAAGCCTGAGTTTAAGCAGACGTTTAAGATTGGTGATATTGAGTTTGGATTCATTCCTAATCTTGAGGAGATTTCTTTTGGTGAATATGTTGACTTAGAGAATCACTTGCAGAGTTGGGAAACGTATAACAAAGCTATGGCGGTTATGTACCGTCCTATAAAAACACGAAGTAAAGACAAGTACGAGCTCCACGAATACACACCAAGCAAAGACCATCAAGAGTTAATGCAGTTCGCTCCACTTGATGTTTGTATAGCAGCATCGGTTTTTTTTTACAATTTAGGAAGCGAGTTACTGACGGCTACCCTGAACTATTTGGAGAAGAACCTGAAGAAGGACAAGAACCTGTCAACGACTTTAGCGAAACAACTCAATTTGCCAAGCGATGGGGATGGTATCAGTCAATATATGGACTCGCTAAGGGAGACGTTACTAAGTTCGATGAGATTACCAAACTTAGACTTACTAAATGTCTTACCTATCTCACCTTCGAGAAGCAAAAAAACGAAATCGAAAGACGGCAACTTGAAAGACAATTAAGAAGATGACAGGATTTTACAAAGTATTAGAATTAATTAAATGGCATTTCGACAATGACCCTATCGTAAACACAACTACGGAAGGTGACATTTTTGAGGTGGACTTAAACAAGCAGACAATCTTTCCGCTTGTACACTTAATGACCAACAACGTATCTTTTGAGACTAACGTAGTACGCTACAATCTTTCGTTGATTGCGATGGATGTAGTCAACATATCAAAAGAGGCGACTACTGATTTATTTAGAGGCAACTCAAACGAGCAGGATGTATTAAACACGCAACTGGCAGTATTGAACCGTTGTTACGATATGATGCTACACGGCAACCTGTGGGATTTAGAATTTGTAGTTGACGGCAACCCTAACTGCGAACCATTCGTTGAGAGATTCGAAAACAATCTTGCAGGATGGACAATGACATTCGATGTCTTGATTCCTAACGAGATGACCGTCTGCGATACGAGCGGTTACTCACCTTTCTGTCAACCTGCAACTGTAAATAACTCAAACCAAAGTTACACGGCATCGGTAGCAAGCGGAGGAGTATTAACTTTGCCTGACACGACATTCAACGTACAAATAGACGGAATCCAAGTAGCAACATCTACTTACCCTACTTTAAGCACACAAACATTAAATCTGATATGGCAGTAACTATTAACATACCATCACAAGTAAAAACCTACGCTAATTTAGCTGCATTCCCTGCCTCAGGGAGCTTAAAAACTATTTACATAGCTGAGGACACAAACAAGACCTATCGTTGGGATGGCTCAACATATGTAGAAATATCTGCAAGCGCAGCAACAGGCTTAACAGTCGGCACTACACCGATATCTTCGGGTACAATAGGACGTGTATTGTTTGAAGGTACGGGGAATGTGTTGCAGCAGAGTTCGTCTTTATTTTGGGACTCAACTAACAACCGCTTGGGGATTGGGACGAGTACACCTACATTTAGATTAGAAGTTCAAGGTGGTGATGTTAGATTTGCTAATGGATTAACAATTGGAACAGCAGGAAGTGCGGGGTGGCAATTTTCAAGCAATACATTACAAATAATACAAAACGGATTTATTGGAGTTGATGTAGCAGGTGGTCGCCATTTTAATATTACTAATACGGCATTTTCTACATATTACTTTAGAGTAGCACCAACTACAGGAAATATATTAATAGGTACTTCAACAGACGCAGGCTTTAGACTTGACGTTAACGGGACTGCGAGGGTGAGTGGGCAATTTGACGTAGTAAGTGGAAGTGCTAACTTTAGAGTAAACAATAACTCTACTTATGTTCAATTAGGCATTGGTTCAACTGCTTGGGCAACTTATAATTCGGTTGAAACATATTACGGAGGTAGCCAATTTTACTTTCAAGGGGGTGCAAACTTTAGATTTGCTGGAGTAGGTCAATTTGGCTTTACGGGAAATCCAAGTAATTCAGCAATATTACAAGCGGACTCCACAACCAAAGGCTTCCTGCCCCCACGAATGACAACAACACAACGCAACGCTATTGCTTCACCTGCGGCAGGATTGGTAGTCTACGATAACACGGACAATAAACACTACGGATATAACGGAACAACTTGGAACGCATTTTACTAATTAACTAAAAATATGAAAACACAACCAACACAAGGCGTAGCAATTGAACCAATTGTATACCCACTAAACGCAGGAACGGCAACGCAAATGTCGGTGCTTATTCTTAACTTTACGACAGACGCAACAACGTGCACAACGTATTGGCAGCTGCTATCGGAAGACGGACTTCAACTTTCACAAGGTAACTACACTTTGACAGAAGAAGAGTTCGCATCTTGGGGAACTGACAACAACTACGTTAACCAAGTCGTTGCTCAAGCAATCGGAGTAGTAATCCTTTAAAAACACGAATATGTTAACGCTATCAGAAAAACAAGTAAAGCAATTGGAGTCAGTAATCAGTCAAATGCCTACGATGTGGGGTTTGCAGATTATCAACATCCTAAACGCAAAGGACGAGGAAAACACGGATGCAGAAAGCGGAAGTACAGAAGGCGCTTGAAAGGTTTAGAGACCACGTTGTAAGCGTATCAAAACGCAACCTAACGAACTCTAAAAAGAACTCGTCTAAGAAGTTGTATAACTCTATAAAGGGAAACGTCAAGGTGATGCCTAATTCGTTCTCTATGGAGTTTACGATGGAAGACTACGGAGTGTTTCAAGATGCAGGGGTGTCAGGTACGAAGAAAAAGTACAACACACCTTATTCTTACAAATCTAAGATGCCACCCGTTAAGGCTTTTGATAAGTGGATAGTTCGTAAAGGACTTGCACCAAGAAAGTCGGGTGGTCAATTTACCTCACGTAAGTCGCTTGCTTTTCTGATTGCCCGAAGCGTATTTAGAAACGGAATAAAACCGAGCTTGTTTTTTACTAAACCTTTTGAAGCTGCCTACAAGAACTTACCGCAAGAACTGGTAGAGGCTTACGGACTTGACGCTATCGAATTATTCAACGAACAAATAGACCAAATTATAAAGAATGGCAACAATTAATGCAAGGAGTCCATACATCGTAACAATAAACGAAACAGGACAGATTGAGACCAAATTAGAAATCTATCTTTGGAACGGCACAGGCTCAATGCCTGCTTCTCCTGCTTACACTTTAAGCAAGAAGATACCTTCGTCTAACAATCCTGCGACTTACTACGATGTTTCGCCATATATCCGTGAGTATATTGACCACGACACTCTACAAACCATTACAAACATTTTTACGGCTACTCCTTCAGCGCAATGGTGCAATGTAGGTTTAAAACTTTTCAAAAAGGTTACTACGTCTTTTATTCAAGTGGGTTCTACGCAAACGCATTTTGGTGTTGACGGATACGGATATTATGACGAAGGATACAATCCTGCTTTAGGTAATTACTTGCTTACTCAAGGAACTTACACTTATAACTATGATTTAGGCGGTGAGTACGGGTGGTTAACTGTGTACACAGGCAGCGGAAACTCGGTCAAATACACGAACCTATCAACAGGCGTAAGTTATACTACAGGTTTAACAAATAACAGATGGGAAGATGTGCCGAGAGTATATCCTACTTATGCTGCGGTTGGAAACAAATTAGAAATAATTGACGGGAGTGCAAACGTATTGTTCAGAGCAACTTTTGTACCTAAAGAGGAATGTAAGTACACTCCTGTAATGGTTGACTTTGTAAATAAGTATGGGGCTTGGCAACGTGAGTGGTTTTTCAAAGCCAGCTACGATACATTGAACGTTGAAAACACGGAGTATAATTTAATGCAAGACACCTACCCTAACTACAATATTAAGGAAGGACAAAGAGAGGTGTTTAACGCCAACGGGAAAAAGACTATCCGTGTTAATACAGATTGGGTAAGCGAAAGTTTCAAAGATGTTATTCAGCAGTTGATGTTATCGGAAAGAATCTTGATAAACAAACTACCTGCAAAACTAAACACCAAAAACACGGAGTTATTCAAAAGCATAAACACTCATATGATTAACTACCAATTAGAATTTGAGTACGCATTTGACGTTATTAATTCCGTAGTCTAATGAGAAAGGTACAACTCTACATCGAAGGTAACCGCATTGAGTTATTCAATGATGAGCAGATTCAAGTTACAAGCTCTATTCAAAACGTTCAGGACATTTCTAAAACGTTTACGGATTTTTCGCAAGGTTTTACCGTACCTGCATCTGATGTCAACAACGCATTCTTTGAGCATTGGTATAATAGTGACATTGATTTTACAACGGATAACAACCTACGAAAAGACGCATACATAGAAATCAACCTAACTACCTTTCGTAAGGGAAAAGTACAATTAGACGGAGCAACCTTAACCAATGGTAAGCCGAGTTCTTACAAACTAACTTTCTACGGAGAAGGCGTAACGCTTAAAGATACCTTTGGTGAGGATTTACTTGCTGATTTAGATTATTCTGATTATGCGCATTCTTTTACATCTGCGGAGGTTTTAACACGCATCACGAACACTACTAACACTTACGATGTAAAGTACCCGCTAATCACGTCTAATCGCATTTGGGAGTATCAATCCATACCACCAAACGCACCACTACCGAACTGGTTAGTAAATACCCTAACACAAAACGACATTCATACAAATTCAGGAGCAATATATAAAAACGAATTATTCCCTGCGTTACGAGTAAGCAAGATATTTGACCTTATTGAAGCGAAGTACGGAATAACTTTTAATGGCGCCTTCTTGCAAGATGAGCGATTTACAAAGTTGTTTTTATGGTACAAAGGCAAAGAAGTTTTGGTGCAGTATTCAACTGCGTACAACCTTACTGCTAATACAATTACTCCCACTTTCACAAACTACGATTTAACCAACACTTATACATCAGCTACAAACTCAGTTCAAGTTCAAGAACTCGCAGGTGTAATTACGCACCGTTTAATTTACGAGGTAACCGCAACTACGACTTCGGCAAATTATAGCATTGACATATATCAAAACGGAAACTTGTACAATACAATCACAGGTTTCGGCACAGGAGTTTACACCTTAGATACAATAACGCAGGTAACAGGCTTGGATGTTACATATACTTTTAATATCCGTACTGAGGGCGCTAACGTAATTGACTCCGAGTTAAGATACGAGGTTGACTACATTACTGCAGGTTCGGTAAACACGGACTACTTGACGGTAGTTTATACTGCACTTACTGTTAGCTTATCAATTGACCTTGCAGCAAACGCACCTGTAATGAAGATAGCAGATTTCTTTTCAGGAATCCTAAAGACGTTTAATATGACTACCTACTCAATCACGGACGGTGAGTATTGGGTTGAGCCATTAGATGACTGGTATTCGAAAGGTGCAGTTATAGACGTTAGCAAATACGTTGACGTAAACACGATTGAACACGCAAGAATGCCGCTCTACAAAAAGATTAGTTTCAAATACCAAGATTCGGAGTGCTTTCTCAATAAAAACTTTTCTCAGACCTTCAGCAGAAGCTACGGAGACACGACATATCAGTATAATTATGACGGTGGTGAATTTACGGTTGAAGTTCCTTTCGAGAATTTATTGCAGCAGAAATTCACAGGCACTGATTTGCAGGTAGGTTATTCACTCAATGCAGAGTTTGCGCCATACATACCTAAGCCAGTTCTGCTCTATCAATACACGAACAAAACCTGTAATTTTAAATACCATAACGATGGCGGAGGTCATTCAACGGTTACAAGCTACACGCCATTCGGTCAAGACTTACTTTACAACGCTACGGACTTTACTTTAAACTTTGCACCTGAGACAAGCTCACTATTATCAACACCTATACAAAATACACTTTTCGCTAATTACTATTTCAGCTACTTATACAATCTTTATAATTTAAAGCAGCGTTTGGTTAACGTCAAAGCAAAGTTACCTGTGAGCTTATTAACGGGATTGCAGTTAAACGATAGGCTTGTGATTAGAGACAGGCGGTATATCATCAACGAAATGAAAACGAACCTAACGACAGGAGACGCAGACTTACAACTTATCTTAGATTTTAGACCAATTGTAAACTCTACAAACCCTTCTCCTAAGGTATCAACGGAAGGCGGAACTATAAAATATATCATTAACTTACCAAACAACGCAGTACAGGCTACGTTTACTTGCGCAACGGCTGGTGTATCATTCAGTCCAAATCCGATGACTGCAAGTGGCATCTTAACTATCACTTTGCCAAGTGGCGCAGCAGGTACGGTATACACAATCACGGTTACATACTTATATTTAGACGGAAGCACAACAACGGAAACTTTTTACATCATCCAATGATAAAACAGATAATTGCAATGTTACAACTTGATGACTTCTACGGAGAGTCTGAGTTAATTGATATAGCCAAAGGTAAACACGAACTCACCACGTCTATGAAAAAAATGTGGAAACAAGGAAAACGTGAAATAATCAATAAGAGAAATGGCAGAGGTTAAAACAATAAAAATAGACGTAGACACTAAACAGGCAGTTAATGCAATGGAGAACCTCTCCAAAGCTACTAACGATGTTAACAAGAGCTTTGAGGAAGTATACGGAGACTTACAACCGCTTACCACTCGTATGGGTGAGGCAGAGGATAGGTTGTATGA